TCGTTCTGAAGGTGGTTTGGCAATCGACGGTTCGCTTGACCGTGTATGCTTCGCTTATCATCGTGACGCTGTTGGCTTCGGTATCGGCATGAATATGAAGACCGAAATCAACTACATCGCAGAGAAGACCTCATACCTTGTAAACGGTATGTTCTCCGCTGGTGCAGTCGCGATTGATGATGAAGGCATTGTCAAAATCACTTGCCGTGAAACCGCATAAGGGAGATTGAACAATGGCTTTTTCTTCAACAGGTTGGAACACGATTGCTGCCAATAAGTCTGGCAACGCTCCGTCCATCTTCTCGTACAAGTCTACTGACACTCAGGCGACAATGAATACTGCGGCTTACTTTAACGCAGTAACAAGCCTCGTCCAGGTCGGTGACATTCTTTTCCTCTACGATTCAACAACTCCATCGCTTGTTCTTACCTATGTAAATCAGAACACATCGGCTGGCGTAGTTGACATTGCGGATGGCACGACCATCTCAGCAACTGATACGGATTAATCCCGTTGAAATGCTGGTGCTAATTGAGGGGGAGCAATCCCCCTCTTTTTGTTTGTGTACGAATAATATATAAGGCATTAATATTGCGTTGAAGGAGAACTCCCTTGGCAACTGGTGATACCAAACTCACAATCGTCAACGACGCACTCATTATGCTCGGAACCAACATCATTACGTCTTTCACTGACGGTTCTAATGCCGCTCAGATCTCTGACAGACTTTATGACGACATCAAGGCAATGGTACTTACAATGTACCCTTGGACGTTCAGCTATAAGAAAGTCCAACTAGCCCAGCTTGCAACAACTCCAGTCACCGAATGGAAATACGAGTATCAGCTTCCGGGCGATATGCTGTCAGGCCCAAGGGCTTTGTTTGTTTCTGCTAATCCAGGTGCGCGTCCAGTCACTGACTGGGAAGTGATGAACAACAAGGTGCAGACGAACTACACGTCTGTCTATATCGACTATCAGTTTGATGTCAGTGAAGATCTGATGCCGAAATACTTTGTCCAGTTGATGAAGTATTACCTGTGCTGGCACTTTGCAGAGCCTGTTACTGACCAGATGACCAAGAGCCAATACTGGGCCAACATGGCTATCGGTGCTGGTGAGAATGGTCGTGGTGGCTACTTCAGACAGGCCACTATGGTTGACGGTCAGAATCATCCACCTCAAATGATTGAAGACTTTAGCCTTGTTGCCGTGAGGTACTAATGACCCGTGTTATCAATATCCAGACCAATTTTACGGTAGGCGAAATTGATCCGTTACTGCGTGGTCGTATTGATCTTGCACAATACTATTCAGGCTTAAAGACCGCTAGGAATGTTGTAGTTCTGCCACAGGGCGGTGTGCGTCGTAGGCCAGGCTTAAAGTTCATTCATGCTTTGCCATCAAGTGCGTCAAGTGGTGTTGTCCTAGTCCCATTCGAGTTCTCGACTAGCGATGCGTATATGTTCGCTATCGTCAATCAGCGTGTCTATATCTATAAGGCTGGCGTTCTAATCACCAATATTAACGGATCAGGCAACGATTATCTGGCAGCAACTGAACTTACATCGGCTAGATTAGCTAACCTTAACTACGCCCAGTCTGCCGATACGGTTATCTTTACGCATAAAGATATGCCAGTGCAGAAGATGGTTCGTGGTGGAACAGATGCAACGTGGACCATATCCAGCCTGTCATTTGATTACACTCCAAAGTATGCGTTTACAATTACGTTGGCTACTCCGGCTGCCACACTTACACCGTCTGCAACGACTGGCACTGTAACATTGACTGCAAGCGTTGCGGTGTTTACTGCCGCTTTGGTTGACCAGTATATCAATAATAAAGTGTCTTATGGTCGGGCCAGAATCATTGAATTTGTCAGCACAACGGTAGTTAGAGCGATTGTCGAAATACCATTTTCTAGCACTACAGCCATTGCATCTGGTAGCTGGGAAACTGAAAGCGGCTATGAAGATGTATGGTCAGCTACCCGTGGTTATCCCAGAAGTGTGACTTTTCATGAAGGACGGTTATATTTCGGGGGTTCCCGTGATAAACCATCTACTGTCTGGGGCAGTCGCGTTGGAGATTTCTTTAACTTTGATAAGCAGACAAGCCTAGATGATGACGGTGTTGAAGCCACATTAGATGTCAATAACTTCAATGCCATCGTTAACATCTACTCAGGCCGTGACCTGCAACTGTTTACGACTGGTGGCGAGTTCTATGTACCACAGGGACTTGGTGATCCGATCACACCAGGTACATTCCTTGTCCGTATTGCAACCAGAAACGGCTCTCTTGAAGGCACACGTCCTGTAGGACTTGAGGCAGGCACGATCTATATACAACGTGGCGGCAAGATGGTGCAGGAGTTTATCTATACAGATACTCAGGCCAGCTATGTCTCAAACAAAATATCGCTCCTCTCTGGGCATCTGATTAATACGCCTATTGATATGGCTATGCGGAGAGCCACAGATACGGATGAGTCTGATCTGCTGATGCTAGTCAACACAGACGGCACATTCACCGCATACTCTGTGCTTCGCTCGGCAGACATTATTGCTCCATCTACATTTGATACGGATGGGCTATTCAAGGCTGTAGCGGTAGACATCAACACAATCTATGTCGTTGTGCAGCGCACCATTAATAGCGTCGTAAAGTATCATGTTGAGTTGTTTAGCAGTGATTTTACTCTGGACAACGCAGTCTCTGGTGGAGCGGCAGCCAATGTAACGGCTACTAATCTTGCGGCTAAGACTGTCAAAGTCATTACAGATGGTGTCGTGCTTGGTGATGAGGTTGCATCCTCCGGTGGGCTGGTCACGTTTGATCGCTCTTCTGTTACATCATATCAAGTCGGTCAGGATTACACGGTTACGATAGCGACCATGCCTATTGAGCCTCGGTTGCAAGTTGGCAATATGCGTGGGTTCAAGAAGCGTATCATTGAGGTTGAAGCTGAGTTCTATGAGACCCAGAATGCGGCAGTAAACTCCGTTGAGATCCCATTTAGGACTTTTGATTCGGCAGTGCTAGATACAGCAGTAGCAGAGTTTACCGGACTGAAGCGTGTTGGTCCGTTACTCGGGTATGACTATGAGGGTTCTGTTACAGTGACACAAACGCAACCGTTGAAGATGACATTGTTGTTTTTAGATTATCGACTCAGCGTAAACATGGGGCAGTGATATGGCTTTTATAGCTCCAATCTTAGGTGCAGTAGGTGCAATAGGTGCATCTGGAACATTTGCGGCCTTGGCTGGTTTGTCATCGGTCGTAAGTGCTGTCGGATCTATTGCAGGTGGCCTAGCCCAGCAAGCGACATTGAATGCCCAAGCCAAGCAAGAACAGATGAAGGCTAAGGCACAGGAACTGCAATACCGTCAGCAGGGCGTGCAGGTGCTTGAAAAGACACTAGCTACGGCTGCAACAATTCGCGCCCGTGCAGGTGCAGGTAGCATTGATCCGTTTGGTGGTTCAGCGGCTGCTTTGACCAACTACGCATTTGGTCAGGGCATTGAAGAGAAGCAGATGACCGAGATGAACGCACAGCTTGCATTCCTTGGTGGAGAGACCACAGCAGCCTCACTGAGGGCGCAGGGACAGGCATACGCAACCGCAGGGTTCATCAGTGCAGGAACAACGCTACTTAGCACTGGGGCTAACATTATGAAGGTTGGTGGCGTTCCATCATTAACGACACCAGTAGCACAACCTTACGGCCCTCCTGGATTTGTCGGTGGTGGAAACTAAAAGGATTAAGACATGGCTGAGTTACCACGCTACAAATCATCTGGCTTGCAGGTCGCTTCCCCAGAAGGGCAGTTTAGAGACCTATCCGCACCTATGGACGCCTTGTCCAAGGGCATGAACCAGATGACTAGCTTCTTTGTGCAGAACGCACAAGAACAGGCCATTGTTGAGGGCGAAAAATATGCTGCTGAAAACGCCCCTACAGTTGATCAAATTAAGTTAATGGTTTCTAGCGGAGAAACAATTAAACCAGTCGGAGATACTTTTACAATATTTGGTCAATCTGCTCAGAAAGCAAGCTCAGAAATTGTCGCAACTCGTATTGGATATGCAGCCTCCGCTGAACTGGACAAGATAAAAGCCAGCATTGAAGACGGAGGATCTTCTAGTAAGGCTGGGCTTAATAAGTTTAATGCGGCTATTAAAGGGTACTCGTCTGCTTTGGGTGCTTACGATCCTGTCGCTGGCAAAAAGTTGGAAGCTGAGTTGGCTTATAAAAGCAACCAGTTGTATCTGGCTGCCAGTAGAAAAGCGGCTTCATCTATTAGCGAGTCAACAAAAAATGAAATAGAACAAATTCTTGTTACTGACAGAAGTTCCATTCCTGGCATTATCCAATCTGGAGATAGTTTAATAACAAACAAAGATGGTAATCAGGTTCCGTTAACGCTAATGCAAAAAAAAGCTATTGCATTAGATAAAACCATAAGACTTGCAAGTAAGATTGGTACAGCGGCTTTTGTAAAAACTACAGTGGACGCTTTTAATAAAGAATGGGATACGCAGTCTAAAGCAATTGTTTCAATATGGGCCGCAGATCCTACTAAATCTAGGCAGAGGATTAATCAGGTGCGTCTTGGAAAGGCAGATGATCCTGCTATGCAATCTATTTTGGATTCTTTAACGCCTGATGACAGGAAACAAATATTTACAGAATCAATAAATGTATTTAATGCCCAGACTAATCTTGAGAGAACTTATGAAGCTCAATCTAAAGCTGAAAATACAGCAAAATTAAAAGTTTTCACTGGCAGCTTTTACAAGGCATTAAACGCTGGTGATACAGCCGCAGCTAAAAATGTATGGAATGACATTAATGAAATAGACCCAACTCAAGCCAATAAATTAAAAAAACATTTTGCTACTACAATTACAAAAGATGACCCAGACACTGTAAAAAGACTTTATTTCCAAGAAGTTGATGGAACATTAACAATGGATATTGTTCTTGAACAATTACAGAATGACAATATTACTCCTAAAACAGCCTT